AATATATCCGATGGGCAAAAAAAGCGCGGACATCTTGGCATGTTTGGTAAATTACATGAAAAAACAAACAAATAGCCAACTTCAATCAAGGGTTTCGTATCTCGAAGCTCAACTAGAACGAATTTTTCAGGCTTTGACTTCAATCTGCGTTGCACAACAGATTCACGACACGGCTTGGGAAGAACTGGATTTGTGGCGCACGAAACAATTTAACGAAAAAAATAGGAAATAATATGGGAGCTACAAAAGCAGAAATGTTGGAAAAATTACAGAAAGAGGCCGAGGAAAACAATAAGGTAGCGAGAGCCGCTGGTTTTGATGATTACGCAGAATATGCGGCGTATCTGGAAGATGTAGGCTTGGGGTGGATTGTACTCCGCAACCAATGTAAAAAGCAGGGAAAAATTAAGAAAAGAGGGAACGGCTTATGAAGGAGGGAAAATGAAAGCCGATGTCCTCCCTGAAAATATCCTGCGGTGCATGAGCGCCGAGGATCGCGCCACCCACGCCAAGGCCGTTGGACACCCGAACGCCGGGAAAACCAGCGCCGAATTACGGGAGGCAGCGATTAAAAAAGACGAAAAGAGCGCACAAAAAGACATCGCCAATTACCTGCGGATGCGCGGGATCGAATTTATCTGCCCACCGATGAACCGCAAAAGCATCCTGCCCGAGGGCTGGCCCGATTTCACATTGGCCCTTGAAGGCAAGGCGATGGCTTTCGAGGTCAAGGTATGGGGCGGGAAGCCCCGCCCGGAGCAACTAACACGCCATGACAAAATGCGCGGCAATGGCTGGCAAGTTTTTGTCGTTAATTCCGTTGCTGATGTAGTTGCAATTTTTCAAAACCAACAAACCCAACCCAACCCATGAACACCGAAGACATCCTGGCCGGATTAAAGGCCGCAAAAACCCAAAAAAACAAGGCGTTGATTAAAGCGACGCTGGAACACATAGAAAACAGCCACAAAGCCATTTGCGGTCTGGTGGCTCAACGCAACAAATGGAAGGCGGAATGTCAGGCATTGCTGAAGTTGATAGGTAAAATCAACCAAGATGCAGAAATCCGCGAAGCGGCGATGAAAAAGCAGAACGAAACAAATTATCTGCAATGATTCCAACCGAAAACATTTACCTCGCCCTACGGACATTGGGCAGCAACATCAAGGAGCCGGATTCGGAAGACCCCAAGGCCGAAGAGGTGAACCAGACAAAAATGCTGGTCAACGATGCGGCAAACCGGCTGGAAATGCTAAGCAAGGCCGTCGTTAAATTGTCACGGCGGCTGGATCGTTACGCGCAATCGCGGGCTAACTGGAAGGCCAGGGCGAAGGATGCGGAAAACTTTATCGCGCTGGAGCAGGCTCAACAGGCCGTCCTGCAAATCAAATTTCAAGCAGCAATGCAAAACTTTATCAATCAAAAGAATTTATCATAATGGAAAACAAAAAACAAATCTACCTAGCTAGGAAATTTCTTAAACTGCAAAACAAGCAGTTTGGCGTGACGATGCAACTGATCCCCCGTGAGCAATGGGGGGCCGAGGCCGAGGAAGATGCGCCTAAAACTATCAAGGAAGTATGGCGAAGCCGCGATTACTGCGCCCAAATTCACGACGATGCCGGCATTTTGCGGATCTCCGCTTGCCGGACAGCCATTGACGGCGAAGGCCGCTGGCTGGACGGAATTACTTGGGAGGAGTTGCAACGGATCAAAAACGAGATCGGGTTTGCCGAGCGCGAAGCCGTCGAGATTTATCCGCCTAAATTTGACGAGGTGACGATTGCCAACATGAGACATCTTTGGCTTTTGCCCGAGGGCGAGCGGTTGCCATTTAGCTGGAGGCGTGAAACCGAACCCACGGAATAAAATATATGCGTTGGCTAAACCTTGAAATTTCAAACCTACGATCCCCGGCCTTTGTTGGGGCAGAACCTGTTGAAAGGGCGACTTGGTTGAGCTTGCTTGCTTACTGCGCCGATCAAGAAAATGGCGGGATTATTGCGGAATGTCGGGCATGGAAAGACCGACAATGGCAACAAACTTGCGGCATTACGCAGGCTGAAGCGCAACAGGAGTGCCAGTTGTGGGATTGGGACGGCGACAATTTGTGCGTGGCCTTTTTCCCGCTGGCTAAACAAGCCGAGGTACAAATCAAAAGAGAGGCAGGCAAATTGGGCGGGAGCGTTAAATCCGAAGCAAAAACCCAAGCATCCCGAGTTAATGGAGCCAAGCACAACCCAAGCACAACCCAAGCAGACACCCAAGCACAATCCAAGCAAAAGCCAAGCTCCAACCCAACGGAAAGGAAAGGAAAGGAAAGTAATGGAAATGGAAAGGAAGGAGAAGAAGGCGGCGTTTCCGCCGCACGGCACACTAATGCCTACACGCTCGATGAAGAGTTTTGGGAAGAAATGAGACGGCATCATCCAGATATTGATGTGCAAGCCGAGTCCCGCAAAATGGACGCATGGCTTACAGCCCGACCTGGACGGAAAAAAACACGGCAGTTTGTCATTATGTGGCTCGGCAAGACCGAGCCGGTTTTAGCACCAGAAAAAACTGAAGAAAGCAAATGGGCATGGAAAATCAGAACAATTTAATAATGCAACCCTGCGCCACCCTAGATTGCGAAAATCTCGTCCCAATGCCGGGATCGGACTTTGCACGGTTTTTCCCAACAATGAAAATCCTGTGCGAGTCTTGCGATATCGAGCGCATTGAGGAATTAAAGCGTAAACAGGCCAAAGAAGAGCAAGAACGCCGCCAAGAAGCGTTTTTTAGCCTCTGTCCACCCATTTACCGCGAAAGCGACCTAAATCGCATTCCAGCGGCATTTCTGCGCGAATGCAGGACTTGGAAGGTTTCGCCACAAGGGCTGGCGTTTGTCGGGAAGGCTGGCAGCGGGAAAACTCGAGCCTCATGGCTACTTTTAAAGCGTTTGCATTTTAGCGGGGTTGGAGTTTATGGACTGACAGCCACGCAATACGCAAAAGCCTGTGCTGACCAATGGCAGGATAACGCGCAACTCAAGGCAACAGCCGAAGAAGTTTTAGAAAAATGCCGAAAAGTAAGGGTTTTGCTTATTGATGATTTGGGGAAAAATAAATTCACCGAGAGGGCCGAATTGGAATTTTTTGACTTACTGGAACACCGCACTAGCCACGAAATGCCGGTCATTTGGACTGCAAACGCAGAGGGAACAACCTTTTTGAAAATGCTCTCGTCGGATCGCGGCGAGCCGATCCTCCGGCGGTTATCGGAGTTCACAAAAATCATTGACACAGAACATGACAGATAAACTTATAAATGAAATAATTGATGTCACAAAAGCTCCTACTGGAAACATCATAGACAGAAGAGGATACAAGGCAGGAGATTTAATAGTAATTGGTTTTGCGGACATAAAACCAAGAACACGACTAAAAAATGATAAAAGTCCTCATTGGGTTGGTAAGGTCACTTCATGCAAAACTATAAAAACTGATAATGAAAATTATTGGTGGGTTGATAGGAATGGAGAAATTTTGAGGTGGGGGTGGAAGGCAGTTAAGAAATATGAAAGATTTTTCAAATTATTAAAAATAGCAGGCATAAAAAATATAAACCCAAAAGGATGGACTGATGAAGAAGCTGAAAGATATCGCGCTGCTAAATCAGAGTATCAAAAGTGTGCCGACACGATTGACAAATAACAAAACTCTATGATACCTCAGACTATTTTCCCCAGATAAACCAACAACCAACAACCTAAAAATGATCACATTTTCAATCGACCTAAAAAAATTAGATAAAACCCGTTTTAAAGAATTTAAGCGCGATAACGGAACAGATTCGCTTTATGCTAACTTCATTATTCTGAAAACCAAAAGCGGCGAACTGATCGTGAAGCAGAGCATGACCAAGCAAGAACGCGAAAGCGGATTGCAGTTGCCTATTCTTGGCAACGCAAAAGACGCAGTCCCTTTGGATCAAGCCGTAAAGCAAATACAGCGTCATGTAGAAAAAAGCCACGAGAGCCAAGATGACATCCCATTTTAATCTGCCGAGACATTTGACACAATGAGAAATTTACCAGCCGACACCCTGGAGGAATTTGTCGAGGACTATCCCGCCGACAATCCCGCCGTCACCGCGGATTACATGATTGGCAAGTGCGAAAACCTGCAACTTGGCTGGAGCTTGGATCATACCGGCGGTCTGATCGAGGCTCGAATCTGGAACTGGCCCTCTGTGGTTGGCAGATACCGCCCGCACCAAGTGGAGCCGCTGGCAAAAATGCTCTGGATGGCCCTGCAAGATGGAAACCAACACTTAAAAAACGGAACCACCGCTTATGCTTAAATCGACCAACCCGCTTTTATATTTCCGGGCATCAACAAAAACGGAATTGAAGGGCTGCGAAAAATTCAGCGGCCCCTACGACGCGAACGAAATTTACATGATTCCGAGCGTGGTTAATGACGCCGAAAACAGCAATCACGCGACATTTTTCTCGCGGCGACTAGCTGGCCGCAAAACCAGCGTCACAATTTATCTGAAACGAATGGCTTTGAAGAAATCTGGCCCACAGCCGGTGACGGATTTCTTTATGACTTTGAGCGAAGAAAAGGCATTAAAGGCCGGCGCGGAAATCCACGCGAAAATCACGAACTTTAGGGAAGCCTACGATTGGATTATCGAAACGCTAAAAACAGGACACACGCCGATTCTCATTGAGAAAGACGGCGGAATTACTGGCGCGTTAATACGGAAAAAAATCGGGGAGAAACCAGTAAATAAAAAGGAGTAGTAATACATATTTTACTTAAACGCGCGATTTAAGGTCAAACACAAAATTTAAAGCAAAATCCGCAAAATGTCAGACACCGAAAAAACCGAGCCAGCAGAAATAAAACGAGGCCGGGGCCGCCCCTCGAAATACTCGCAGGAATTGGTCGAGGAAATCATCACACTGCTTTCCGAAGGCAACACGATGAAATCAATTTGCGCTCTCCCCCATATGCCAGACATCACCACGATTTTTAAATGGGAACGAGAAAATGGGGAATTTTCCCAACTCTCCGCGCGCGCCCGTGAGGCCGGAACCCATGTGATCGCCGACCAATGCATCGAAATCGCCGACGATCCGATTCTCGACCCCGCCGACAAACGAGTGCGAATCGACACAAGAATGCGCCTAATAGGAAAATGGAACGCCAAGAAGTATGGCGACAAGATTGAACACACGGTTCAGCAAGAGTTCATCCCGCTGGACGAATTACGCCGACGAATCGCGGAAAGCGAGGCCCGGCAGCAAATCCACATCGAGGAAAATAAATTATTACCGGCAACAAAGGAGGAAAAATGAAGGACGCCTACAAGAAGAAAGGCTTTACCGAATACAATAAGCCAAAAAAAACCCCGAACCATCCCACGAAAAGCCATGCGGTTGTCGCGAAAGAAGGCCCGCTCGAAAAACTGATCCGCTTTGGACAGCAAGGAGTGAGCGGATCGCCTAAAAAGAAAGGCGAGAGCGCCGAATATCGCGCCCGCCGAGAATCTTTCAAAGCAAGACACGCCAAAAACATCGCGAAAGGCAAGATGAGCGCGGCCTGGTGGGCCGATAAGAAAAAATGGTGATATGAATTGCCGGTTTTGTGGATTTGAAATGTGGACTGATGACAAATACGGCTGTCCGAACTGCTACGGGGAGGGGTTGGACGGCGAATATCTCCCGCGACAACGGAAAAAATCGAAAAAGCCGGCGCAAAGCGCCCACGAACCCCCCCGTGTTACCCCCGAACGCCCATCCGGCGAGGATCGGGGTCCGGGGCAGAGCCTCGGGAGGAGAAACTGATTATGAAAAAACGCACAGACGGCCCAAAAAAACTGATCATGGCAATTTTGGGCGCACCAAAACCCAACGGACTCCCGCGAGGGAGGGTAAAAACCAAACGCGAAGCCCAAGTAATCCGATTGATCGCCCTCGGGGATACTAACCAGAAGATTGCCGACCGCCTGGGGATCAGCATCAAGACGGTGGAGAAGCATAGGGAGAACGCCATGAGGAAATTCAAACTCCGAAACACCGCCGACATCACTCGCTTTGCGGTTGCGTCGAAAATTATCGAGGTCAAGCCGCTTTAATTGCCTGTTATTGCCGAAACGATTGACAAATGATAACCCTTAACGAATCCGAGCAAAAATTAAGTCGATTCCTTGCAAAAATGCGACACGAACAAGCCAGGGCGAAAGGAAGAACGGATAAACAAATCGGCCCGCAATCCAGCGAGGAAACCGACTTGGAAGGAATCGGGGCCGAGATTGCATTCTGCAAACTATTCAATATCTATCCAGATACAGAAATCGGACACACGCCCGACGCCGACTGCATACTCAGAACCGGCGAGCGAGTCGATGTAAAAGCCACACGCCATACAAATGGGCATCTATTGGCAGTGCCGTGGAAAACCGACGCAGTAGATTTATTCGCGTTAATAATCGGGACATTTCCGACCTACCGATTGGCCGGCTTTATGACCAGCGCGGAGTTACTGCAACCCACCCGCCTGAAAGATTTCGGACACGGCAAAGGATACGCCGCCCGCCAAGACGAGCTTCTACAACTCCCCACACATTTGAGGGGTTTTCTAAATCCCCCACACATTTGAGGGGAATAATGGAGCTTCACTAGGGAAGCCGCCAAAAAAACCAGAATTTCCCCACACATAACCCAGTGGGGAGACAAGACAGGAAAAACCAAAACCAATGAAACCAACCTACGAACAAACCGAAAACAAAATCATCGCGTGGGCAACCGCGCGAAAAATCATCCAGAACGGAACATCGACCAGCCAGCTATTGAAAGCGATCAGCGAAATGGGGGAACTGGCCGACGCTCACGCCAAACGCGACGAGGCCGGCATTATTGACGCCGTAGGCGACATCCTGGTGTGCCTCATCAATTATTGTGCCATCGAGGAAATCAAAATCGCGGAATGCTTGGACAGCGCCTATGAGCAAATCAAAGACCGCAAAGGCTATCTCACGCCCGAGGGAACATTTGTTAAGGAATAAATACAACAGCAAACATTTACATCAAAATTCAAAAAGTTTCCAGTAACATTTATTAAAAAATGAAAACCAACATCCAAGGAATTTACCTCGCCATCTGCAAAGACAGCCGGCGCTTTGCAATATCCAGCCCGAATGCCGAGAGCGTAGCGCAACGGCTAGGGATCGAGCCGGGTAAAATCAAAAGCGTCCAGCGGATAACCCACCCGCGCCTGAACGCTGAGTCAAAATCATTTGAAGAATAACTCATGCCGACTCAGAAACTAAAAACAATAGCCGCCGCCGTGGTGATAATCGGGATTTATCTGGTTGTCGCCTACATCCTCGCCAGAGAACAAGCCGACAAGCGAGCCAACCTCTACGAATGCCCATTGTGCGGACAGCTAGTGAAATGAAAAGGAAGTCCCCATTCAGAGACGAGGCGTTCCGAGCCAACGATCCCGACGAAGCCAAGATGAAAGAATGGCTGAAAGCCCATGAGGTTTGGGACAATGGCCAGCCGATGGGGTTTAATTCGCGGAGCCAAGCGGCAATGAAACGCCGAAGGGTTGCGCGAAGAATCATCCAATTAGAACGAGAATTTTGTGGCGAGGAAAATTGGTAGCGAGAACAAAGCCAATGAAAATCACAACCAACATCAAGAAAATCAAAGGGAAGGAATACCCGGATTGGGCCTGCGAATCCTGCGGCAAGGAGCATGGCCGAGGAATCCCCAAGAATCATGTTTCCACATGGCACTATGGGAAATGCGAAATATGCGGACAAAACAAATCCGTGACACAAGCCAGAGACTTTGGGCATTTCCCGAACTGGTTCAACCGAACTCCCAACACAGGCAAAAATGGGGTCAACAGAAGCCGGCGAACTCCCAACATTAAAAATGGAAAATGAATTAGACGCCTTGGCCCTTGTGGCGCTTTCCCTAGCGGCCTGCCTGGCTAGTTATTTTCTCGGCCAAAAATCCATAATCAAAGAATACCGCCGCCGAAAAGAACGGCGGCAAAGATGGAGCGAATTTTATGACGAATGAAGAACAGCAGGGGATTATCAAAAATCTAACTATTGCGCTCGATGAAGTTAGTAATTTATCAAAAACTCTACGAGATGAGCGCGACGAGGCGAGAGTTAAAATGGCCGATGCTCTACAAGATGTCGATTTGAGAACGCTGGATTTCGAGCGCATGAAACAAGAGCGCGATGAGGCTTTGTTTTTGCTGAAATCCGCGCAAGCCGCTTTAGACGCAATACATTCAGAGGTTGGTGGATGGATTAAAACAATGATAAAGAATACGGATTAAAATGAACAAAACAAAGAAAAAGTGAACTGCCCGAAATGCAAAAAACGATCATGCGTCATCGAGTCGCGGCCAACAGAAACGGGAGTCGCCCGGAAAAGAATGTGTGCGAAGCACCATTATTATTTCACCATCGAACTCGTTTGCGAAACTTGGCAGCACAAAGACATCAAGAAGAAACGGAAGCGGCTCCCAAAGAAACCTAAACCGAAATCCAAAACGATGAGCTTTTACAAATCTATCACCCAATGAATCCGCATCATTGCCAGAACGCCTCGATTCCCCAGCACCTTTACGGATATGTCAGCCGCGACATCCTCCGAGGGCTGGACGGAACAACCGGCTTGGAACCTTGCGTGATTTTTGGAGTCACCAGCATTCCGAGCCGAGCTTTGCATTTCTCCATCCTATGCGAGAGCGGGGCGCAATGGGCCAGGATACCCCTGCAAATGCTCCGATGGGAACCGCCGGACAGCAACGCCCCGACACATCCCCTCACCGATCTTCAAATGTGGGATTCCCACGGATGGGATTTCAGCGTCACCCGCTATGAATACCTCCGCGAAATGGGATGCCACTACCACAAGCGCGATGGCTCCCTAGTGCCGGCAAGTTACTGGTTCACGCTCGACCATGCCGACAATGGCTACAGCCTCTACCCTCCCGAACATAAATGCTACCACTTGCTTTTGCTGGAAGATGGCAGCGGACAAATCGCCGCCCAACCCAACAATCGAATCATCTGGCGCGACGATTCCTTTGTGAAGCCCGACCATGCATTTGATTACAAAGTCATGTCGCCCCACACCTATCACGCCGAACTCGGGCGCAACGCCCATGACACAGCCTTTACCAAAGATTGAAAAAGAACAGCCTCCAACACTATATCGAAAAGAATAAACTCAACGAAGTTGAGACGATGAATCTCCTGCAAGATCATGGAATCATTAGCGACAACTGCGTGACAGCCGCCGATGTTGTCGATACAGGGAAAGCCATCGCATGGTTGACTTGGAGTTTGCCGGAACAATAGACAAATGAAAAACGACGCTGAATCATTCAAGATACGAGACAACCCGCAAATCTGGTTCGAGGTTTACGGAACAATCCTTAACCGCGCAGGCGAATTGATCCGGCCAACAGCCAACAGCTTTCAAGCCCGCGTGTTCGCGGTTTACCGATGGTGCCGGGACAATCAAAAACCTTGCCGCATCATCATCCTAAAACCTCGACGCAAGGGAAGCTCCACCGTATCGCTCGCGCTATGCTACACGCACTTGCGAAATTACATGGGATACGGCGCAGTTCTCGGCGACGATCTTGGAACAACGGCGAAGCTCATGGAAACATGGAACCGATATGTCGAGCATGACAAATTTCTTGGATGGGGAAACGAACCAGGATTGAGCAAGCGCAACTTTTCCCACGGAAGCAAGGTGTATGAGGAAACCGCGAACGATCCCCGCGCCGGCATGGGCGGTGACATCCATTTTCTCCTAGCCTCCGAGGCCGCACACTACCGAAGCAAAGGCAAAACCTCGGGCGAATATGTGATGCAATCGGTGATGAACTCCGTTCCAAACCTTCCACAAAGTTGCGTCATCATCGAATCCACACCCAACGGAACGCAGGGAGTTTTCTACACGACATGGCAAAGCGCCGTGAGCTTTGAAGAATTTCAAGCCGGACAAGAAGGCAACGGCTATATCAAAGTGTTCGCGCCGTGGTATGAATTTGATGACAGCCGCGCCAAGCTCGCCGAAGGCGAGGAACAATCCATCCTGCATGACCTCGATGGCGAGAGCCGATACAACGGAGAGATTGCTTTGGTCGAACGCCAAGGCGTCACCGCCGACAAACTCAAATGGCGCAGACAAATCATCGACTCGCCAGCTTGCGGTGGAGATCCGCGCAAGTTCCAACAGGAATATCCCTCCGATCCGATCAGTTGCTTCCTGCAATCAGGGTCCGGGCGATTCGACCAAGAGGGGCTTGATGAAATGGGAGACTATATTTCCCTGCAACATGATCCGAAGTACGGAATCCTCGATCAACCCGAAGGCGCAAGCCTTCCTATTTTTATTCAAACCGCGAAGCATGAAGCATGGGTTCGCATTTGGGAAATGCCCTCCGAGAACAAACGCTATATCGGAGCCAATGATTTTATGACCGGCGAACAAGCGAGTGGAAGCCGCAAAGAAACCGATTGCCATGCAACGATTGTGGCGCGGGCAGCCTACATTGACGCCTCCCAAGAGAGCCACAAAGCCGCGCTAGTCGCCGCATTCATGCCAGACGATAGACAAAAGGACTTGGACATTGTGGCGGAACGCATCGCGCTCATGTCGAAATTTTACGGCGGTTGCCTCATGGCCCCCGAAGTCAACAACCTTCATGGCATCATCGAGCTTTTGCGCCGGCATGGAGCAAGTTTGTGGATGCGAAAAAAGACAGGCACAGGGAAAACAATTCTTGTTCCCGGCTTTCAAACCAACACCAGTTCCAAAAGACAAATCATTGGCGAACTAGCGACACTCATCCGCGAACGCGAATTGATTGTGCCGTGTCCACGAATGCTCGCCGAGCTACGCAACTTTATCGTTCACTCTGATGGCACAGAAGCCGCCGCCGATGGAGCGCATGATGATTGGGTGATGTCGATGGCAATTACCGCCCATGTGCTACCAGCTGCAAAGATTTTAGAAAGCGTCGAAACCAAACTGGCACGGGAAGCGCGGCGCATTAACTACTACTCCCAAAGCAAAACCCTAACCGCCGAGTTGCGTTGATACCGCTTGCCGCATCGTGACATTTTGACCGCGAAGCGGCTAAACTTTTCGTTGCGCCAGTATTTATTTTAACGATCAATAATCCCCATGTCGCGCCAGTTCAAAAATCGAAAAGCCGTTGACCCCTACGGGAAGGACTACTCGCAAATCCCCAATGACATCCAGTGGGGCGACATGATGATTTCCAAGGATGCAACGCCAGAAGCATGGGAGCGTTACGCCGCAAAGATAAAAGCCGGAGAGGAAAGTCCAAAGCCTTATCGTAACAGCATGAGGCAAAGAACAGATCGCGAGTTGATTGAGCGAGGCTTGGCTGATAATGAAGCCAAGTTAAGATATTCCTACAATTCCGCGCTTCAAAAAAAAGAAAGCAGTGAGCGTCTTTTAAGAATCAATACATTGGAAGATGCAAGGCGGGAGTTCCCGAATAGGCCTGACGATGAGTTGCGACAAATTCTCGACACAACAAACAAGACGAGAAAATACCTTGAAGCTGATGCGAAAAAGTACGCCGCCACAGGCGGTGGATTCCCGACATACGAAGAATGGAAAATTCAAGCGGAAACCGGGGAGAAAGAACATCAGAGAAGGATGCAGGCCCAAACGCAACCTTTGCGGTCAGTGCCGGAAGGCACAATCCGAGAACCACTTTTTGGACGCAACCCGGACGGCTCGCCCAAGCCTCGCCCTCCCGGCATGGATTCCGAAGAAGTCGCCGCTTTGGCCGCAGCCCAAGAACGCAAATATAATCCTCCCCAAAAGGCAACTAAAAAAACCGCTAGCTCTACAAGCGCCAAGCCTGCAAGCACTCCGCCTGGAGTAATTGGGTATGACGCTCTTAACCAACCCGTATATGGCAGGACAGCGCCAACTGTTGTTTTAGAAAATGCAATATGGCAAGGCATGAACAGAGGGATGAGCCGAGCCGAGGCTGAAAAGTATGCCAAAGAAGAAATGGCAAGCACAAACTATCGCCCCCCCAGTGAAGGAGCAAGTAACTTAAACCCAAAGCCAGTTCGTTCAGCCGGTTTGCCCGAAGCAATTGTAAGGGAGCTTACAGTACGAGCGGCGCGAGGGGATTCAAATGCGGCGCGTAACTTATCGAATATTCAAAAAGCAGAGCGGAGCGGCTCAATGCCCGACTACAAGACGGTGATGCCATCAGGCAGCGTATGGAGCGGGAGTTACGACAATGCGGGCAACCCTATTTATGGCGTTCCCGTTCCCGGCATGAAGGTCAATCTTCCCAAAGGAAGCCCATTGCCAAAAGACCAAGTGCTTGCGATGCGACAGAAAGCTATCGACGCAGACAAGCAACGCCAAGCAGATTGGTCAACAGGCGGGCGTCCGACCAAGGAAGCCTTGCTGGCCAAGCAGGGAATCACTGGGAACAATCAAGCTCTAGCTGTATGGACTGGCTCCTATGACTCCAACGGCGATCCGCGATATGGAATCCCTGTACCGGGAATGAAAGCCAATGTCCCAAAGGGACAACCACTGAACAGAGAGCAGGCGTTAGCCCAACGCGAAGCCTTGAAACAAACTCAGCAATACAAGGACGCCGTAGCGTTTGACAATTCTGGCAAGCCGGGATCAAGAGCAAACCCGCTACCGGGACAAACGCCAACCGGCGAACCTTTGAATTGGGTAAAGACAGGCGTTGATAAAGACGGGCATCCTACCTATGGAGTTAAATTGGCGAATAATCAATCCATTGCCGGAGGCAATCTGGTTACAAACCAATCTAAAACCAAAGGCCGCGCAATAGAGCCAGCCTCCACACAACCCTATCGCGATATGCAGGGGAACGCAGTCAAGCTCGATGATATGTATATCAGCGGAGGTCTTGGCAAATCGGCAGAATCTAAAAAGCAAAGCGATGCAGCCAAAAGAAAAGCATCTCAACCCGCTTCAACTAAAGGAACAGGCCAATCAGGGGGAAGTTTCCGCGTCATCAATGGACAGGTACGCTTCTTCGGAAGCGGCGCGGATGCCGCTAAAGAAGTTGACCCCGTAAAACCAACAGGAATGCGCTAATAAGAATGGCCATCAAAACACCAAGCCGAATCTTCATTGACGAGTCAGGAAAAAGCGTGGCCGAACTTGCCGCCGCCGCCGCTGGATTAACTCAAGAAGCTATGGTGGCTCGGGTTGAATTGATCAAGGTTGCACAAAACGGAAACCTTGAAGCTCGGAAAGCCATCATCGAACTGTCTAAAGTTGTCCCGCCCAACCCTGATGCTGAGAAGACAAGGAAATTCCGCAAGCCTAGACGATTGACAAAAGACTTGAACAGGAAAGACCGACTTACATTGCGCGGCGAAGAAAAGGCCGTGCGAACCGTTGACGGAAGAATGCTGGCTATTGTAGATGTCCTTAATAAAGGCGGACTAGCCGGCGGCAAGAAGCTCCCTCAATATGTCGTGGATGCCATTGCCTTCAAATCGGAACGGGCCGCTCGAAAAGTTGCGCCTGTTACTCCGGGGATTAAACAACTCGGCCCTAAACAGCCAACCGAAAAACAACTACAACGCGAAGCCGCAAGAGCGCAGGCGGCAGAGGACGCCATGTAGCATTGCGCCAAACTTTACCATTGATCTTGCCGAAACATTAAACAATAAACAGAACAAAACTTATGGCTGCAAAAAACTCAAACTTATCAAACAATGGAACGCCCAAAAGCGGACTACCGGCTTGGTTAGCAAATTATGAGGGGCCAGCCGGCGAACGCAGTATGCAACCTGTCACTATGAACAGAAGGTATGATACAGGGCCACGAAACATGGGCGGCAAACCGACCGACAGATATTCCACCGCCAACTTCCCTAAAGTGGACAACTCTCCAATTCCAGATGACCCGGATCAAATTTTAAGGATGTTACAAAGTCTTCCCAAGCAACCTGCCGTGGACATGGGCATGGGTTGGAGTTCAGCAAAACAACATTCGTCAGATATAGGCGCGCGGCAAAGACAACTTACCGACAAAGCAAGATCTTTAGGCATGGATGTAAGTTATAGCGACAAGTGGAACATAAAGCCTATGACAGCAGAGCAACTTGCTGCTCGCGATACAGCGAAGCAAACTCAAGGCACAAAACCCGGCGACATTAAAATTGGCCCCGGAGGACTCCCGCCCGAGTTCCGTAACAAAGGGAACATTGCTACCCCCGCAGACTTTAAGCCAGGGTTCATCATGCCAACCGAAGCCGAGCGGCAGGCTTTTGAAAACCATCCCAACTTTATCAAAGGACTACCGCCCGGAATGAACCCAGCAGGGACGCCATCCGCCGCTTGGAATGCTCCGCAAAGCCCGCAACAACCAAATTCAAGGCCAATCCAATCTTCGCTAACCGGAACACCTCCTCCCAAATGGGATGGCTCATCAAGAGGGCCAGAAAGTCTTAGGTACCAAGAATGGCTCCGAGCCAACCCTAATGCGGTAAGGCCGGAGAAGCCCCAAGAAATTCGCAACACAGGGCCAGACAATATCGGCGGACGCCCCTCGAAATTGCCCAGCGAATTTGTTGACGATAAGGGCAACAAGCCTCCAATCAAACCGGGAGGTGGCATTGGCAGCAAACCATACCCAATGCCTCCTTGGGGTGGTGGCGATAATCCATACACCCCCGAATTTGAGCAACCAAACAACAGGCCTCCCATGCAGCGTCCTTCTTTTGGGGCAGATACCAGCGTTACCCCCGAGTTCAACTACACCGATCCTAAAAAGTTTAAGAAAGAAATGCTTAACCTCAAGCAGGACATTCGCGAGGCTCAAGCAGACGGGGATACAGATAAATTAAATCGGCTCATTGATAAGCAGAACAGAGCCAACTACACAGTCCAAGGACTAAACGCAGGCTTATCGCAGGAGGAAGCAGCCCGATACGCAAAGCGCGAAGCGGATATTGATGCAAAGGCTAAGGCGAAAGGCGGCGCCGGCGGACGAATAGAGGAACCGGGAACACTTAAATCCGGCATTAGGAGAAAAGAGGATGTTGATATGGAGGACTTGCAACGCCGGGCAAATGGTGGCGACCAGCGAGCGCAGATAGAGGTAGCAAAACAACAGCCAGCAAACAATTTCACAGGCAAATCCCCCTATGCTCGTACTACTCCAGAGGAATCGTGGGCTTTGGAAAAAGCGGCAGCAGCCGGCGACAAGCGTGCGAAAGATGAAATTGCTCTACGAAAACAAACAAAAGACGAAACAGGGAATCACACATTGAGCATGAGTCGCCCTGCATTAGATTCTCTTCATGGATTAAAAGGTACACCGGCTCAAATAGAAGCCGCTGAACTTGTTAAAAATAGGCAAGGCGGAGTGCCGACAATCACGCCATCTGAAGCCCAACGCCTTGCTAATGGGACGCCGGAAGAACAGGCCAAGTATGACAAGTTAAAAAGAGCAGGCCAACTACCAGGGCAAGACGGGAAACCAATCACACCAATCGCTGATCCTGTCAATCGCGGCCCCCGCACTGCTGACTTTCAAGACAGAAATAGAGACGGGATAGATGATCGCGACCAAGGGAATAATCGCAATCAAGGCGGCGGTGGCGGCGGCGGCGGCAAAGAAAAACCAGATGAGAAAAAACCAGAGCCAAAGAAACCACCTCAAGAACCTCCGGGCAGAGGCGGCGGCGGCGGCGGTGGCGGTGGCAGAGGGAACCGTGGCCCACAACCCCGCGAAACCGCTAAAGAACGCAACGCCAGATTGGAAGCGGAGGCAGACAGCCGGCGAGACGCCCAATACAAAGCAGATGAGCGTCAACGCGCAATAGATGAAGGCTATTCTACTCTTGACCCATTGGGCAGCAAGAAATTTTTTGAAGGGAACAAAGAACGCAAAGAAAAAGAAAAAGCGGAAGCCGATCAAAAAAGAGCGGATGCGAAAGCGAAAAGGGATGAGAACTCCAAGAATGCGAAATGGAATCAATCAAGCAATAAAGAAGGGGATAACCCATACGCTTCAATCCCAAAGCTATCAAATCAAGGCGGAGACCAGGGCGGGGGAGGCGGGGAGTTGGACGCCAACGGAAATCTTAATTTGGGCCTGCCACAAGACCCCACCCAAAATACAACATATACTCCAGGCTCTCCAAATACTACCGGCAAGCCGCTGTCATCAAACAACACCGGCTGGAGCAACGGCGGCGGCATGGGAGGCGGGCAAGGCGGTGGAGGCGGAGGAGGAAACAGCGGAAGCGGTGGCAGATTTGTAACAATCAATGGCCAAGTTAGATACTTTGGTTAACACGATAAAATAGATAATAAATTTAATGGGAATACGAAACGACCTTGAATCGGCCATGCGTTCGGGAGACAGCATGGGAGTATCTAGAATCCGAGACGAAGCCTCATCCTACGGGCTTACGGATGTCATGCGGCAAGCGGAACGCAATCTCCGCCAGATAGAAAAGAACAACGCCCGCGCCGAGCGTGAACGAATCAAGGGGCAAAAGGCTATGGAGCGCGAAGCCGCTCAACAAGCTAAAGATGCGGCCAGCAAATACAAAGAAGGGGCGATTGCATTCTTTACTGAAGGAACAGGAGCAAGTCGAGTAGTTAAGCCTATCACCGCCCCGTCAGGTGGGGTGATGAAAAAATATAGCAAGTCCGGCCCCTTGTGGGATAGTATTTCTGGATTGCCATACGCCCGCAATGAGGCAGATGGGCAACTAACACAAATCGACCCACTAAAAGACGGCAAGACTGTCACCAAAGATGGTCATGTGTACAAGGTTGTTGATGGCATGGCTTGGGAATGGGCTGGCTTTGACCCGAACGCTATTGGTAATGACCCTGCGCTTGCAAAAGAACTTAAAGACAAAGCCGCTGCACTTAAAAAGGAAAGCGAGTTAGCAAACAGCGAGACGGCACTATTGAAGAAAGATATTGCCAGCGATGAAAGCAGGCTCCGCGACCTTGAGAAGCAGAAGAAGTTAGCGTCAGGCGATGAG